GAACCACAGTTTGGCTCCATCCACAGAGCAGCGGGTCAACGCCTGCTCCACGAAACTGCGGGGCATCAGCGCCACCTCATCCAACAGCACCCCGGCCAGCGTCCGGCCCTGGATCAGCGCGAAACTGCTCTCGTCCTTTCCTCCGAACACCTCGAAGTAGTTGGTCACAGCCCCCCGCCGGACCTCCAGCACCTTGTCCGCCCGCCTCCAGCGCATGGTGTAACGCTCTTTGGCGAGGGACATGGAGATGAAGGGCACCACGATGTTTTTTGAGGCGCTGTCCACAGTCTTGCCGCAGATGCCGAACCGCTGGCCGCTGAACTGCCTCATCGCCCAGTCTACGAATGCCCACATCATGATGGAGGTCTTACCGGAACGGACGGCGCCGTCGCAGATGAGGGCATCGTACTTGGAGTAGGGGAAGGCGAGGATTTTTCGCTGTTTTGGGCTAATCATGTAGTTACCTGTAACTGGGCTACTTCTGCCTCAATCCGTTTTTTTGCTACGTTAAAATACTCTTCGTTCATTTCTATACCAGTAAAATCCCGCCCTGTTCTGGTGCATGCAACCCCTGTTGTTCCGGACCCCATAAAGATGTCAAGTACTTTGTCCCCTCGCTTTGTGGACTCTGAAACAATCCATTCCAGCAGCGTTTCTGGCTTTTCTGCCGGATGACCGTGTGGCTTTTTGCTTGACCACTTAAATCGCTGAATATCGTATAGTCCGCGGTTCTCCAACTTAAACTCTGGCATGGCCCACAATGCAACCAATTCGTAAGACGGACGTAACCCTTTACTTCCACCGGGGCCAATCCAACACTTGTCCCACACAAGCACGCTTTCAATGGGCCAGCCAATGTCACATGCAGCCTTTTGAAATGTCACAAAAGACCTCCAGTTAAGAAAAGACCACAAGCATCCAGTGGGCTTTAGGAGTCGGCGGGCTTGCCGCATCCATTCTGCATACCAATATGCAGCGTTGCAGTAGTCCCCCCACGGGTTTAGCTTTCCTGCGCCCGTTGATTTTGTGTTAATCATGTACGGAGGATCGGTGCACACCATATCCACACTACCTGCTGGGATGTTCTTCATCAGCTCAAGACAATCCCCGTTCAGTAACTCAATCATCGCTCTCCAACTCCTCCGCCAATTCTCTCAGGCTCTGGCTGAGCCCGTCCTCTTTCGCTGTCTCTCCCGGCCCGCCACTGATGGCCGTCCATTTATCGATCAGCGTACCGATGGCCGTAGTGATCTGGGCCGGTGTTGCCTCTGCCAGCTTCTCCGGCGTGTTCAGCGCTTCCAAGCCCTTCCCAATGATCTCGCACACCAAACCACGCTGCTTTTCCATGTATGCCATGATGTCGGCGGTGTTCTCCGCCTTTTTTTGGTCTAATTTTTCCTCAATGTCTCCCGCCTCGTTCAGGATCGATTTTGCGGTGGCCCAAGAGACTTTATTCTTTTTCGCGGTGGCATTCACAGACTGCGTCTCCAGATAATCAGCCACTATTTTCTTTTTTTGCTTATCTGTCAGCCTCGCAGCCATAATCACCATCCCTCACAAATATTCTTCAAGCAGACGCCGCTTCATGCTGTTAAACGCTTCATGTTGTTTTTGGAAATGAAGTCCTTTACTTGGTCGTATCCCCATCCGCAGTCTACAAGCCCACTCACAAGACACTCCATAGACTGAACGGCTCGTAACTCTTCTTTGCTAAAGTGGTCCCTCAGGCCATCCGTTTTCCCAATTCCAAAATCAGATCTGAGTTGCGCGGCACTTTTTCCAAACAGAACCTTGTAAATGCAGTTTGTGTAATTGGAATAGGCGTGCCCGTGCATTCGCTCGTTTTCGGTGGACTGCTGCAGCGCTTTTGTCAGCGCCTGCCGAACTGCAATCCCTTTTTCACGCTCAATTCGCTTGCCTTGGAGCGCAACCTCCATTGCGTTGAACTGTTTGATGTAGGCAAGCTTGAACTGCATCGCTTTTTCTCCGTTGTACCCCATAACAAGCAGTGTGAAGCCGTCGCGGTTCATAACGAACATAGGGTTTCTTTTCCCGTTTGATGCGATGTATTCCTGCTCGATGAATAGCCCCGAAAATTCGGGGGTACTGATACCCCGCCCGATTGCGCGTATATCTTCTAATACATGGTAGTGTTCCTTTCCGAATGTGGAGGCAACATCAAGGCTGGTGCAAACAGCTACTTCTTCTTTTCCCAGTCTTTCAAGCTTCACTAACATACAATCAATCCTTTCTGTTGATTTTACTATGTTGTATTTTGGTATCGCCGCCGCCCTCGCGCGGACAGGAGCGACGTATATACCCCTTATGGGGTATCTTGCGGGTTGTGTGCAGGCTATCCGCTGGCCTGTCCGGGGGGCGGGAACAGCGCCCTCCGCTTTTTTGCACACTCTGTCCAGCGTGTGTTCCGCGTGGAGGG